GACCAAATGGGTTATTACCATCCAATTCAAAAAATGACACATCACGGCCATTTTGCTGATCCCCATCATCCCCGGTTTGATAACTTACCAATTGGTTTGTTTTCATCAAACGTTTTCCAATTGAAGTTGCCGCCGCCGGTGTGCAAATCATTGATTTTTGGGCCGGCAATATGACTGACGTTCCGTCACTATTTATGTGGATAATATCAGGCAACTCCAAATCATTCGTTGCGGGTAAATCTACACTATACGAATTATCAGAATTAGAAACGTTCGAATCACCAACAACAAAAACACCCCCGGAAGGGACTACCCCCAATTGTTCATCCAATGTATTAAACACATCACCCGGATCCGGAACCGGGGGCGGAATATCTGGTTGATCACCCGAAAACATATATCCGTAATCGGTCGTACACAATTTAACCGCCGTATCATACCCGGCAATTAATATTGGCGTGACCGGTTCCAACGTTTCTTCCGCTTTAACCATCAAAATTAATCGGCCTTTTGAAACATTTGAATGGTCATGCGCTTTGACCGGTTCCATTAATTTGAATTCATTGATTTGAACACGATCAATGAAGTTGTTCGAAAACCCTAATTTGCAATATCTATAATGTGAAAAAATCGCCTGAATAATACCGACAATCCGCATCATCTTTTTTGTGGAAATCAAATCACCACGTTGTTCCGCGGCGGATCCCTCCGTTGCACCACGCGTAAAAACATCAATTGCAAACATATATTCACCCGTTTGTGATTCCGTTGTGAATCGCTAGAATTTACCATCCGCGGCAAAAACATTCACCGCCGGGCATTCTTGTTGTGATAACGGCACCAAACGTTCCAACCAAACGGTTGCATTGATTTCCGGATCCGTGTTCAATGTTGCTTGATTTGGTAATTCGGCCGCCAATATCGTTGCGATCTGATCACGGATCAATTCAAATTTTCGCGGTGTTAATGTTTCTTCAATTTGTACCATACTTAAACCGATTTATATTCACCTAATATCAAAATCAATAATCCCAAATTTTCATCCGGGAACACTTCACGTAACACATAATTTTTTATGTTTCCATTCGAATCCGGTGCGTCAATCAAAAACCCTTTCATTCCAACTTCATCATTTGAATCACGGATCACAAATCCACCATCAATGAATTGTTGTTCCGCCACACCCAATGATGCAATCGCCGTATGAACCGCAACACCATCCGGATCAAACCCCATCCAATGGCGTGTGTGTAATCCTTTCACCACGATTGAAGTTCCAACATCCGGTGTTTTTATTACGCATGAAACGGCGAAAAAACCACTATCATCCGCTGTAAATCTTCGCATATCTCGCCTAGCCCTCTCCTGCATAGTTTAATAGTTATCAATTATATAATTATCAATATAGGTTTTAATTTCGGATTTTTTTACAGCGTCAAAAATACCATTTAACGCCAAATTATTACATGTATCTTGTGCAATTAACCAATCACCTTTGAAAATTTGATCCGCCAAATTTGTTGTGTAACTTTCGTAATCTTTCACCTCGGTGAATGTATAGATTCCATCCAGTATGGCCAAATACATGTTTCGTTGGGATTCACGATAATATGATTGACCATCCTCTGATCGTTCACCATATTTTTCATCCCATAAATTATTTTTTTCTACTCCCGTTACCAAACTATAATCGGGCGTTAGTGCCGTTTCTGCAAATTCAATGGCGCCGGTGCTATCTGTCCAAAATTGTTTCATTATTATCCAATTCTTAAAATATGATATTTATTAATGTTGTGATTATATACCAACATAGTCATTTGATAATCATCCAAATTTCTACTCCCTGAATTTCCGCGTAAAACCATACGGTTGGCCGGTAAACTTGATCCAGAATTGCCAACTAATTTAATTCGAAGATTTGAATTTTGATTGACTACAACAATCACCCGATGAACACCAGACGGCGGCGCTTTCACTCCCGTAATTCTTCTATCACTACTCGAAGAGGTTAAATATATTAAATTGTAACCATCCCAATCCACATTATCTTTGTCCGAATCTAAATTGAATGTCAATGTTGGGCCGGGAATTTGAAACACACCTGAAAAATTTTCATAATCAAACGCATCTGATGATTTATTATTTGGATCATAAATTGTTGGATCCATACCATTTGTCTCCATATCAGTACCGTTCAAATTCAATTTGCCCGTTGTGCTGTTAAAATACAAACCGGCCTGATCTGTTAACGCATCAATCTCTGTTTGCGTTAAGCTAATTAATTTTAAAATATCGCCAATGTCCATTTTTATGTGTGAATTAATATTCGAAAAACACCATCGGCAACATTGCCGGCGCGTGATGCTTCCAAATCATTGTTTGTGGTTGTTTCTATTCTCCAATTCAAACGGCGGCCGTCTGATATACGATAAATCCTGTCGAACACATCTTGTGTTCCAAAATTGTGATTAATAGTAAATGTTGTCCGACCTCCGGACACTGTTCGTGTTACTGAACCTTCCGAACTATCAAGATCAATGTACAATTTTTTTACCCATTTATTGGCTGTTAATGAATCATCGATTTCATCGGCATCGGGAAAAGTCAACACAACATCTTGCGAAGTTCCGCCAACACCATCACCCGTGACACTTTGCACCGGCGCCGTGGATGCTGTTATAAATCCCGCATCATTGGTTAATGTACTCACATCATCCCCAGGCTGCAAAGCTGTTTGTAAATAGTTTTGCATTTCTTGATTTGCATATTCCCACGAACCCGATTGATAAATATAAACACCTTTTAATTTTCTATTTATTAACCAAACGCCTTGTGAATTATATACAATCGCCAATTCATTTTCCGTTGCTGTTGGTGCAACGTTCGTGATCAAATCGGTATAATTATCCGCCACATAATCAAATCCAACCCCGCTTCCGCCCGAGGTCGTATTAAAATTTCCGGTGTTGGCACGATAAAAATTCGTCCATGTTGTAAGATTATAAGGAATCCCGTTCTTATCGCAAATATCAACCAAATCAAATTCGCGATCACCAATTTGTGGTGATTTTATTTTGTACCGTTCGGAACCAATTGTGGCATCCATGATTTCAACCAAAACTTGTGATTTTCCATCCTGATCCGGCGTATCATCACCAACCACCTCAATGATGAAATAGTTCAAATCCGCATATATTTTTGCAACCATATTTTTTTTTGAGTTTTAACAAAAAAAACCGCAACACATTTGTTGCGGCTTAAATGTACATATTTTAACCGGTTTTATTTTGCCGATTCCGGATTTTTATCCGTTTTCAACAATTCATCAACCGCCGTTTTCGCTTCCACAACCGCGTTGTTTGCTTCTTCCAAATCTGCCGCCGTTTCCGCTTGTGTTGCTTTCGCCGCTTTCACGTTGTTTTGTGCCGCTTCCCATGCTTTTTTCGCTTCCGCTTTCGCATCGCCTTTCGCTTTGTCATAAACGTTTTTTGCACTTGCTTCCGCTGCTTTCGCTTCCTTCAATGCATCTTGTGCGCTTTGATCAACTGATGATTTCGCATTCGCCGTTGCGCGCGCTGCATTCAACACGTTCATGGCTTCATTGATCTTTTTGCGATTTTCCGCCGCCGCTTCCGCTTTTGCGTTTTCCGCTTCCGCTTTTTCCTTCGCTTCTTTTTGTGCTTTTTCTTTCACTTCCGCATACGCTTCATCCAATTTATCGGATTCTTTTTTCGAAAGTTTTTTCAAAAACTTTTGATCAACCAAATCATCCGCGTGGCCTTGTGGGAAATCCGATTCCGTTACTCTTTCGCCTGATCTAAAAGTTCGTTTTGTACCAATACAACACAATGCAATTACTTCGTATCTTTTCAACTTTTCCATTTGTTATGGGGTTTTAAATTATCATTAAACAAAAAAGGCCACACGCAATGCGCGCGGCCCGTATAACTCAACTAATATTATGCTACTACTTGCACCGTATAAATCTGATCGATTTTCACCGGAACACATAATGGTGCCGATTTGATGTGCAATTCGTGTGCCGTGTGCTTTTCATCAATGTAATCCGCAATAAGGTAACGACCTTTTTGTGGGATTGTTCCATCTTTGATAAGCTGCGGAACCGCTGAATAAGATTCTTTACCAATTTGATTTTCCGGTAAAAGAACACACAACTTTGGATCCACGTATGGTTGCAACACTCCGTTTGCATCTTCAAAAAATTGTGGGTAACTCCAAATTCTAACTTTGTAAGATCCCGCGGAAACAATTCCGTGCATTGCCGCACCAACTGAATTCCTAATTGGCGCCGTTACGCTATCCAATGAGAATGAATCAATTTCGCCGCGTTCTTTCACGATCGTATTGTTTAGGAAATCTTCCAATGCCGATGATCCCATGATCACGTTGAATGTTGCGCCGTGCGCTTTTCCTTCTTTTCTAAGGAAATTACATCCATCCTCTAAATCTTTGAATGGTGAAACCGTTCCCGTTGTCCAATAATTTCCAACACCTTTATCAACTAACGATCCGGCCTTTCTTCCGTAATTGATATTTGTTCCACTATTCAATGTAACTTGACCGGTTTCGAAAATTTCTTTCACCTGAACTTCAATCGTCACGTTCAATTTTCTTTTGTCAATTCCTATCAATTGTTCCGCTTGCTCCATTGTCATTTGCGAGAACAAAAGATCCGAACCGTCCATTCCTAATGATGCGATAACTTGATCATACAAACGATGTTCATTCAATGTTAAAAATTCATCAAAGTATGGCGGAACAAAGATTTTTTCCGTGAACTTGTCAAATGTATTTCTATTCCCACCGCTATGGCGATAAACATCAACCGCGGTTTTTTCGCTTCCGCGCTGAACTTCGATTGAAACCTCTTTCGTGAACGATTCAACCGGTTCAAAGAATGAACGTAAAAAATCCATACACCGGTGATGTTTCGCGATAAACTGCAATCAATTTTTTTGTGAAAAGTGATCGTGCGTCCTGAACCGGGACCAATGACATCATGGCAACACCTGATGGCGAACCGATGAAAGATCCGATGATTAATCCGCCGGCGCTAACTGCCGCGGAATTTTCAATCCCGCCCAACATTGGGGCCATGAAGATTGAAGCAACTAT